CTACCAGACTGAATCAGTTCTTGAGCAGGTACAGTATGAAGAACCTTGCCAAACACAAGCGAATTGTTCATACCACGACCCATCGGATTCTTAGACTGACGAGGAGTAGCAGTAAAGAAATAGCAAGCGTCAGACATCTGCGAAACCATAGCAGTTTTAGGAAAGAACTGCTTGCTGGTAGCATTATGCGCTTCATCGAAGTAAGCTACATCAATGTCAATACCTGCCTCAACAATCTGGTGAAGAGAATGATAGGTGGTGAAGATAACCTGATGAGCACCAGCAGCAAGACAGACGCCAGTGTGAACAGCAATCTGAGCAGGTTTGGTGGTGCTGTAATAATGAGTGTCGCCAGAGTGAACATGAAGCACCTCAACATTCATGTTGTAGGTGTTGATAACCTCCATGTATTCCTCACACAACTGGTTGACCAGCAGCAACCTGGGACAAATAACAACCGCCGTGAGAGGGCGCTGAGAGGCGCTCAGACGGCGCACAAGGTCCATAATGGCAATCAGGGTCTTGCCACCGCCAGTGGGCACATAGACGCTGCCGTGGGTGGCAGTCAGCATCGCATCAATGGCACGTTGCTGGTGGGGACGAAGTTTCATGTGAATGTCGTTTGTATGAATATAGTATGGCACGAAAAAGCAGGGAGCGCAAGCCCCCTGCCGATAAGCATTCCTTATTGCTCAGTTCCAAACAAGATAGTAAAGCTTAGCAGGATCTTCTTCTTGTAGATCTTGAGCAAGAAAGCGATGTTCACACTCAACATGATTCCAAGGAAAATTAGAACCACAACGTTCATGAATCATACCCATGATAGTACAGATTTGACGCTCAACGCTCTTCAAATCATCGGTAAATACCTTTGCGCGAGTAGTATCAAGTTCTTGTTTTTGATAGAGTTTAACCGAAATCAGCAGGTGAAGAGGTTTGTTGGCAGCAGATGCTTGTGCCGCCATGTTAATCAGACTATTGATTCGAGAATCAAAATTGTTCATGTTGATATACATGGTATACTCAGAAGTATTGTTCCAATACTCATTCACCCAAGGATCTTCAGTATTTTGAAAAAACAGATCCAGTTTCTCATCATTCCAATCAGTAAAACGAGTTTCTGAAGTTACTTTACCACTAAAGATACGCTCAGCAATCAAACGATTGTATACAGATTTGATAGAACTTTCAGAAATAGCTCCAGTACCAAGAAAACGGACTTCGGTTTTAATATCTTCGTCAGTGATAATAGCACCAAGATTGATGAGAGCACGAATAGCAGATTCTACATCTTCGCGGGAAGGAGGATTGTAAACATCTTCACGCTTTTTATTAGAAGCAAGGGCAAACTTAATCTTTGCTACTTCATCGGCAAAACGAACACCTTGCGCCATCCATCCATCAATACCAAGTATATTAGATGCAAGGAAACGATGCTCACCATTGATACGATCAAGCGTATCTACATCATAGTAAATAACAGGTTTGTCAGTATCAATGCCATTAGTTTCAATATCCAATTTAAGTTTTTCTACCTGACCAAGATTAGCACCAAAAGCGCGACCAGGATTCTTCCAAGGATTCAAAAGATCCCACTTCATCATATGAGGTGTGCCGACAAGTTCAACACCATCAATATTGTATGTACTAGGAGTGTAACACCAAGAATCAGGATCACAAGCAATAGCATCCCAATAAGTAGAAACAAAATTGTGTTCGGCAACAGAAGCAATCATGTGTTTGGATCAAGAATAGAAGTATAATACCAGTTTTGAGGGGATCTGGCAACCCCATGTTAGCAATCCGTAACGATTACTTATTCATCTGAAGTGTAGGCACAGGCATACCACCTTCAGTAGGCACATAGATGGTCACGTTACCTTTCTGCGAACCTTCTTCAATACCAGTGATGTACAGATACTGAAGATACTCACGGTTATCTTTCAGTGAATCACCGATGATTTGGTTTGCTTTAGCAACACCACCAGCACGAATAATCTCTGCCTCAGCAAGCTGTTGAGCACTATCTTTCTTTGCTTGTGCTTCCAACACTGCTACCTGACGAGTATATTCTGCTTTTTGAAGTTCTGCTTTACCAGCAAGAGATTGTTGCCACACATTATATTGTGGACCACCGATGAATACGATGGCAGCAAACACACCCACACCAAGCGCAACAGCAGCAACGGTAGGGTCAATAAATCCAGAATTACGAGTCATAATCAATCTCCTTGTAGGTATAACCAAAGCCGCGTTGTGCCTTGATGTTGTTTTGAATTTGTTTTTTCAGTTGTTTATACTTGTATGTTTGCTTTTTAAAATCTACATATTGACTAACGTAATTAACCCGAGTATTCTCTTCGGGAGAAGGAGAATTCTCCTCCTCCACCACTTCTTCAGATGTTACGTCAATAACTTGTTCTTCGTTCAACATGCGAGTGCTCCAGTAGGAATTTCAGCGATGGTGGGCATAGTGTTTTCTTCAAACAGATGAAGATTGTAGCACACCCAGTCACCATTTACATACAGGTAAGCATACTCTTCACCAGAGTTGTTACCACAGAGATAATCATATTTGTTTTCATCAAGGCGAGGAGGAGTATACTCTTCACCGCGATCAGTATAATACTCAGGTTCGTTGTTATCGTTCCAGCAAGTGCTCATGTCACCACCATCAATCAGTTCAGCAACTTTATCTTTGGTGTTGTAATGAGTCTTCAGAATACGACCAAGCCACTCAGGATAACCATCCCAGTGATGATACACAGAGAGCACAGATTCGTCAGCGAGTTGAATACCAATGCGAGAGCGAGTTGCCATGATGTTCAGCGGTAAATGGTTTTGAAAAAGAATACGATGCCACCAACTAAAAGAATGTAGGTGGCAAGCACAGAAAGATTAACAATATCCATCAGAGAAGACAGAAAGAACCACAATAGTTTTGTGCCCAGTTAAGTGCTTCATTCAACGGGCGAGGATTAGAAACCACCATGCTGTTACCTTCAACCTCAGCAACACAGACATATTCAGGGTTGCGAAGAGACATAGAAGGAACAAGAGTCAGGGTGCCTTGCTTGCCGCGACCAGCAGTGTAGTGGAAGACCATCGGGGGTGTGTCTCGATTACCTATGTAATATACTGGATTTGGGCGCTGGAGTCAAGGGGTTGAACGATCAGCGTTGCTTATGCTGTTGCCGATACCGATAAGACGCGGACGGGTCGGGGTCATAGAGACCACCACCAGCACGGTCATCAAGGTAGAACATAACAGAGAATGTGGCAAGAATAATACCACCAACGATTGCGGTTACCATCAGAATTTAACGTTGACTCCGATTACTTTTGCTTTGGGATTACGAGCGAGAGCAGTTTCCCTCGCATCTTGAGGATTTACAGCTTGGACTTCTTCGTTGAAGACCTTGCCACCGACGTAGAGTTGAACAACGTAAGTCATAATAAAATCACTTCATGTAAAGGTAAGCGCCTGCCCAATCAGCGTGGGCAAACAGATATTCACGATCACGAATCAGACGCAGATCGTAACGAACGCCCTTGGCAGGTTGCCTCCAAGACGCAGACTTGTAGACTTCACCCGTCTTCTTGTCAACAAAAGCGTGAACAGAACGTTGACCACCATTGTCAATCATGATGATCTTGTGATACTTCTTGCCAGACACAAAGGTATAATCATAACCTTCGGGAGCAGCATCACGCAGAGCATCACAGAATTGCCATACCCACTTGACAACATTAAGTTGAAGAGTATTGCGAGCATCTTGCTGAGCGCAATAGTCGCTGAAGTCTTTGGTGAGAAAAGCGGAAGTCACTTGGGTGTCTCTCGATTACCTATGTAATATACAGGAGATCCAGCGCCGTGTCAAGCACTCCACCCATTAGAGCTTCTCATGAATGCTTCAAGCACTGATAAGCGAGACTTAACATCGCACATATCACGCTGTAGATATTCGTAATCATCCTTCAGATAGTTATGCTGAAGAGCTTCATTGATAAACTTATCACGATACTCATTCAGTTCATCTTCTGTTTCAACATAGATGTTTTGAAGTTCTTCATATTTAATTTTGAGTTCTTCAAAGTTACGACGCCACGAGTCACGCTCTTTCTTCACGGCATCGTATTCCATTTTCATCAACACTTCATCACTATACTGTGCCATGTATTTAAGATCCTGTATTGTTTGATTCATCTTCCTGACATTTTGCTATGAATTCTTCTAATGCTTTGGTAAAATACTCCTGTAGTTCTTCCTGAGTCATTTCATTAAAAATAGCATACTTTGGGTCATTTGGATCCCATTCAATAGCAAGGGTGCCGTCATCATTCTCACTGACTTTTAGAGAATCTTCAGTATACGTCATTTGGTCTCTCCCAATCTTTTAGTGACATGGTATAATTAATCAACGCATCAATTTGTGCCTGAAGACGATTCTCCAGTTCATACAATGCGTTGGTGGTTTCAATGTTTTCTTGTTCCAAAATTCTAACCTTGTCTTCAAGAAATGTCAAGCGTTCTTTGTCTGTCATCATTCTTCCATCGGGTGACCTTTGCGCCAAATAGTTGTGTCGGGGGGTTCGCACTTTGCGTCCCAGGAACGAACCAAAAGTTCGGTGAAAAGTTCCATCTTATCGGGGTGAACAGCAGCAGGATTTTGATTGATTTGCTTTTTCAAAGCTACCAACTCTTTCCATTCCTCTTGAGTTAGATCAGAATTGGTAGAATTTGAATAGGACATGGACTCATTGCGATTTACTACACTAATTTATCAGCAAATCCACACAAATGGGGATTTCTTAATATTCTCTTTTTCTTTATGTAACAAAAAGTTACAATTATATAATTCCCATGTATTTGAGATATCTACGATATGCGTGATATCTACCTAATTTAGGTTGATCCTTAACTCCCAACTGATGACAAATCTCACAATACATCAAAAACTCATACCATGGCGTAGTTGGGTCTAGCTCATGGTATGGGTAATCTTTAGAGTTTTCCACCTACTGTTCCCTCGTATGTTGTGGTAGCAGACCAGCCTTCTTGGCATCCTTTAAGGTAAAATCTGGTTGCTGTAATACAAGAGTCTCGCTGTAGTGAGGTGATGAGTTCTTTACCATCTTTGGCAAAACTCCTATAAGTTTTCCAGCGAGTTTCTTCAACACGGAATGTATCATCAATCCAATCGTGCTCAGCTATTTCTGGGTGCTCGTTTGGGTGGTTCATTCAAATTCTCCAGTGCGATTTTTGATTGTTCCTGTGTGATATACGCCCTCAATTCGGGTGTTTCCAACCATTCCCAGATTGTGCCGTCTTTCTGGGTATAAGACTTCGGAACTGTTTGGATTTTCATAGATTTCTACCTCAACGTTAATGTCTCTGTCATTCCAGTGTCTCACCACACCAGCCACAATAAAGCAGTTGGTGATGAGATATGTAGCAAAGATAAGAGTGCGAATGATAGCAACCTTATCTGATTCTTTATCGCAGTCGCTTGCCTTTTGCCCCAGCGACTTCGCCCACCAGCGCCACATCATTTGTAAGTGCTTCATACTGTGTTACTTTGTATCGTGTAATGTGTTTTTCAAAATGATTGTAGCATTGAAACCAGCAGGTTTTCTTGTCGTTACCGTCTTTGTATTCTAGACGAATGGGAAACTCATTGTAAGGAAACTTCTCAACATCATTACTGAATTTGAGATTACATCCCTGTTGGGTAACGGTAGGGGTCTTGGTATCCTTCTTTTGTTTCGTTAGTTTCCCCCAGTTTTGATCCGTTTCCGCTTTGGCGGTAACGCGGGTGCTCTTGGCAGACTTCGTAGCAGGCATCGTAGAAACTTTTTTCGGCATAACCACATCCTAACATGAAAGATTTAAAAATGTCAAGCAACTCATGTGCGTTAAGATCATCGCACTTCGTTGAGATTGTCAGTGTCTTGGATGGGTAGCGTTCACCCATACACACCAGTTCGTCACTTTTGTAAGTGAAAGTCGTTGTGCTCATCGTCCTGTCACATCCTCATAATCCTGTAGTTTACCATATTTGAAGTGAATACGCAAGCGAGGCCAATCCTCCCATTCACCTTTCCAGTTAGCAGGATGGATTTCAATATACTTTGTAATCATACATGGTTGATATTTACCATGTACACCAGTAGGAATCCATTCAAAGTTTAACCACTTCTTGTTAGCCTCATACTTTGGATGACCCTCTTCATAGATTTCCATCGTGTGACAACCAATGTAACTTGGATACCACAATTGACCACTGGGATCTAACCAGTAGTCAGTCATTGTGCCACCAATACCTTCTTCAATGTCTTTGGTTTGACACACTGTATTTGTAAACTGCTCGCCCAAATCATATGAGCTTCTTAGATAGTCAAACATTCCCATGTTACGTTACCGTCATGTTAAAGTTAAAACTATCTATAAAGGTTTCCCATGCTCTATCATTAAACTCTTTGGTTTCATAAGAGAAACGATATCCATTCTCTTCCTGTAGAGCATATTCAATCTCACACCGAATCAGTGCTCTCAGTTGTTCTATTTGTTCTTTAGTCATTAGTAAATACTCCCCAGTTGTCCTGGATCATTACTGCCAGTACATTCTAGCATGTGGTCTGATGCTTTGGGGCATCGTTTGTTGCCGCAGGTAGGACACAACACCATCTGAAATAGATGATGATGCCCTGTTGCTTCAGCACAACACCTTTGACACCAACAGGATAGATTCATTTGTTTTTCGTATAACTCCTCCATCATTCTGTTTGCTCCCAAAGTTTTTCACGCATCATTCTAACACATTTATCCCATTGTAGCGTATCATATGATGGTCGTGGGTCTTCCTTCGGCAACCATCGCTCAACTGCTTCTACAATCTCGTCACACATATCAATAGAGAATCCTAGCTCATCTCTCATGATTTTCCATAATGATGGTGGGCGATTGAAATGCTTTTCAAGTAGTTTATCAAAATCAAATACACCATCTTCCTTTGCTTGTTTCATAGCATTACGCAGACCTTCATTTACTTGTTCTGGTGTTTGTGGGGTTGGTTGATATTCAGTCATGATTGTCCTCGTCAAATAATTTTCTGCTAGTTTAATACCATCTAAATTATCACCCAACATTCCAATGCCAGTGTTACATTTTCTACAAATCCAACCACGATATTTTCCTGTTTCATGACAATGATCAATTAACAATCCATCAGTTAGTTTACCGCAACATTCACAATATTTTGGTTTAGGATGAGATTTTTTAAGTGCTTTTACTTCTTGTTGATGTCTTTTAGTACAACTTTTACAATACGGACTTAAATTATCACCTTTACATGAATTTTTACCAAATTCATTTAATGGCAAATTTTGTTTACATCCAGAACAATACTTCATGAATCGTAAGGCACCTGTAAATCTTTTTTCCATTGATCGGTGAAGCACAACCAAGGCTCTTCTTTGTGTGACATTTCTGCCATCCAGTGTTGACCATGCTCGTCAATCGCATCCAAGTAATGAATGCGTGTCTTAGGGTCAATCGTGCGAGTTACATAGACAAACTTAACTTTATTCATTTCACAAAAGCTCCAATAGCAGGAACATCACCACAAATCTCATTCACTCTTCCTACTGTTTGGTCTTTGAGTGCTTGACGACACTCTAAGTTCTTATTGTATGTTTGTTGGAAGAGTGCTCGTTGTTGTTGAGAATCATAGGTGATAATAGCACCAGCAACGATTATAATAAAAAAGAAAGACAAAATTGCCCAATCAATTCCTTCAAATTTCATAGTGCCTCCAATTCATCACAAATAGCATCAATCTCTTTGAGACA